GGGTAGTGGGTATACAGCAGGTGGAGTATATACAGTTTCTGGTAGTGTGGTTGTTCCAGTAGGGGCAACATATAGTGTAGCTCCTCAAATTACAGCTGGAACAACCACTCTTTCTGCTTGGTATGAACTTCGTTAAGGATAAATAAAATGATTAAAACTATTCAAGACTCGATGGACGGGGGCGAATTTAAACCACGCCATACGATTGAAATTTACTGCCCTAACTGTGGGTACGACGTTTCTGAGGCTGAGTTAGCTGCCAAGATGTGCAGTGATTGTGGACATAGCCTTGAAGAACCAGAGCAACACGTAGCTATCGTGGTTGCCAATATGTCATTTGGTGGTTCAACACTCTGAGGCAAAGAACAGTGAGATATGTCAGACGAACTCGGGTTATCGGCTGGTGCCAAGGGGATCAGCGAGGGGCTTAAGACTGGGCGTGAGGCTGGGCGAGAGATTGGTAAGAACATCGAGGATGTTCAGAAGGAAGCAGTAGATGTTGCAAAAGAACGGGCAAACGCAAGAATCCGTGAACGCAGGGAAGCAGAGTTTAAGAAGGAACGGGCTATATTTAAAGCTCTTGAGGAGTACCGACACCGTAAACAAATCACGGATGAGGAGTACAAATTAAGGGTAGAGTTTATAAAGAAGTTCGGTACTAAAGAGTGGGATAAGGTCATTCAGATTAAGACCGAGATTGAAAAGATAGAAAAGGCAGACAAGGATTACTTTGATGCCGAGTTATCAAAAGTAAGATGGGTGCAATTTTGGTGCTTTTTGGCGGCAGGTTGGATTGCTTATTTTATTGTATGGGGGAGTAAAAAATGATTCCGTTAATGGCACTAGTAGACGTTGGGATGAAAGTCCTAGACAAGTTTATCCCTGACCCTGAAGCCAAGGCAAAGGCTCAAAAAGAGTTATTACAGATGCAACAAGAAGGCAGGTTGGCTGAACTTAATGCCGACAATATAGAAGCTCAAGAACTCACTAAGCGCCAAGAAGCGGATATGAGTTCAGACTCTTGGCTATCTAAAAACATCCGCCCTATGACGCTTGTTTTTATTTTGGTTGTTTACACTAGTTTTGCTGGTCTATCCGCTGCCGATATTGAGGTAAACAACAACTATGTAGAACTGCTTGGGCAGTGGGGCATGCTCATTATGTCGTTTTACTTTGGTGGTCGCACCCTTGAGAAGATTATGGACATGAAAGCAAAAGAGAAAAATGAATCTAAGTGAACACTTTACCTTTGAAGAGCTAACGCACACAGACCATCGTGAGTTTGACAATACCCCAAATGTAGAAGAAACCGAAAATTTGACTCGATTAGCAGGGTTCTTAGAGCAAGTTAAAGAGGTGTTGGGTGGTAAACCAATTATGGTTAACTCCGCTTTTAGGTCAGAAGCCGTGAATACTGCCGTTGGAAGTCGCAACACCTCACAACATCGTATTGGTTGTGCTGCTGATATTAGAGTACCAGGCATGACGCCAGATGAAGTAGTTAAAGCCGTGATTGCATCAGGTATTGGTTATGACCAAATAATCCGTGAGTTTGACCGTTGGACACATATCTCAGTTCCTAACACAAAAGACATGACACCAAGGCGGCAAGCCCTTATCATTGACAAATCAGGAACACGTCAATACGTCTAAGGGTAAACCCGCATGCCATTACAAAAACTTCAATTTAGACCAGGACTTAACCGAGAAGGCACAGATTACTCCAACGAGGGTGGTTGGTACGATGCCGACAAGGTGCGTTTTCGTTCTGGCTTTCCTGAAAAAATTGGCGGCTGGACCCGTATGGCTAATGCTCAGTTTTTGGGGTTGGCACGAGCGTTATGGAACTGGCTTGCACTTAGTGGCTCTAACTTTCTGGGTGTTGGCACAAATCTTAAATACTATATTGAGCAAGGCGGCACTTATAACGACATTACTCCTGTAGTATTTACTTCAGCTAACGTGGCTAATGCATTTACGATTACCAGCGGATCAAACTCCATGGTTGTTGTGGATGGGGGGTATAGCCCAAGCGTGGGTGATTTTCTTACTATTTCTAATGCCGCTAATATTAGTACAAGTAACGTAACCGCAACTGTTTTAAATGCAGAATATTCTGTAATTTCTATAATAAATACAACGGCTTACACGGTTACGTTACCTGTAACAGCAAACGCTTCTGCAAATGGTGGAGGGAGTGCTACTGATATTGCCTATCAACAACCTATTGGTCTTAACACATATACTTTAGGTACGGGGTGGGGCGCAGGTCCTTGGCCTGTTACAGGAACAACAACTAATCTAACCAACCCTTTTGCTACAACTAATGGCAGTAATTCTGTCGTAGTAACCCAGACAGCCCACGGCTTAATTAACGGAAAAGCGGTTATTTTTGCTAATGCTGTGGCAACAGGCGGCGTTTCAGCAGTCCTTCTAAATACATTGTTCTATCCCACAGTAGCTAATGCCAACGCATATACCATTACTGTTCAGGCTAATGCCACATCTAACGTAGCTGCAGGCGGTGGTAACGTTATTGCTTATACCGAAACAGGTAGCCATGGTTGGGGTCAAGGGTTTACATCAGGTATTGGTCAGCAGTTACGCCTTTGGACTAACGACAATTTTGGACAAGATTTAGTGCTTGCTCCCCGTGGTGGTTCTGTTTTTTATTGGGAAGCAACTACTGGTTTATCAGTGCGGGCACAACTTTTATCTACTTTATCAAATGCAGCAGCTTTTTCAGGACAGTTTGTTCCTAACACAACTAATCAAGTTGTAGCTTCGGCAATTCAGCGTTTTGTTATTTGTTTTGGTGCAAATCCATATGATCCCCTTAATGCTAATACAACCTTTGACCCCTTATTAGTTCGTTGGTCAGATCAAGAAAACCCTTATGAATGGGTGCCTGCAGTAACTAACCAGTCAGGTGAATTTAGACTGTCTAGCGGTTCTTTCATTATGTGCGCTAGAAATACCCGTCAAGAAATTTTGGTTTGGTCGGATTCTGCCATTTATTCTATGCAGTACCTAGGACCCCCCTATGTTTGGGGCTTTCAAATCCTAATGGATAACATCTCCATTATGTCGCCCAATGCGGCTATTACAATTAATAACGTAACGTACTGGATGGGTGTTGATAAGTTCTATATTTATTCTGGACGGGTAGAAACCCTACCTTGCGCCTTGTGGCAATACATTTTTAATGATATTAATAAAGAACAAGCATTCCAAGTGTTCTGTGGGTCTAACGAAGGCTACAGCGAGATCTGGTGGTTCTATTGCTCTGTAGGCTCAAATACTATAGATAAATACGTAATTTACAACTACTTAGAACGTGTCTGGGCATATGGCACAATGGAACGCACGGCTTGGTTAGATTCGGGTATTCGCCAATATCCTATGGCTGCAGACTATAACAACCGCATTCTTTTTCATGAGTCTGCTGTAGATGACGTGTCTGGTACACAGCCTGTAGCTATTGATGCTTATATTCAGTCTTCTGACTTTGACATTGGTGATGGGCATAACTTTGGCTTTGTATGGCGCATACTGCCTGACATTAACTTTAATGGCTCTAACGTTAATAATCCGTTTGTAACTATGCAGGTCAAACCTCGTAGGAACTCAGGTGCTCCCTATGGCACATCAGATGATCCAGAAGTTATAAGCGCAGACAACTTTGCTAATTCTGCTTCTTATGACATTCAAGAGTTTACAGGGCAGGTCTATACCCGCCTAAGAGGGCGCCAGCTTGCTTTTAGAATTCAGTCAGACAGCCTTGGAGTTAAGTGGCAGCTAGGTAGTCCACGAATTGATATTCGCAACGACGGACGCAGATAATGGCAGTTAATCCCCAGATTAAGACCCTAGATCTTAGACCGCCAAAGGCGCCTAATCTACCCATTGCGCCAGTAGAGTACCGCCAGCTTTACCTAGACCAGCTTTTAAATGCCCTGCGTCTGTACTTTAATCAAATAGATAACTTTTGCCAGCCATTTAGCTCTGATACGGGCGGGGCGTTTTTAAAGTTCCCAAATGGTGCATTTCATCAAGATGGGTTTACGACTCTAACTAACACCATACCAAACTCAAGTTCAACTGCGGCTATTGTGGTTGGTTCTACCGCTATGTTTGCGTCCGCTGGTACGATTTTAATTGGTAAAGAATTAATTAGTTATACAGGCAAAACTGCTACCTCATTTACAGGCATTACCCGTTCACAGTACGGTTCTAGTGGCGCCTCTCACGCAGCGGGGGTTTATGTAACCGAAGCTCAGGCAGTGCCATCTGCAACTACGGCTTTAGCTGTTCCGTTTGATACTACAGATGTTAGCAATTCAGTATCTATAGATATAGCAGATAACACCAAAATTGTCTTTGCCGTAGCTGGTTACTACAACATACAGTTTAGCGCACAGCTTCTTAATCCCAGAAGTTCACTAGATAACGTTACTTTTTGGTTTAGAAAAAATACGGTCGATATACCCTTTTCTGCGGGTGTTGTTACAGTTCCAACAGGACCTAGTGCTAATTTAGGCGCTTTATTAACCTCTTGGAACATAGTAACATCTGTAAATGCTGGGGATAATATCCAGTTAATGATGTCTTCAGTTTCAGGAGATTCGGTATTAGGCACATACCCTCCTGGTACAGCCCCAGTTAGCCCAGCTTCTCCCTCTGTAATTCTTACCGCAACGTTTGTTTCGGCGCTATATTAATGATAAAGTACTACTTAAATTAGGCGAGGTATATCTTATGGGAACCGGTGTAGGCGAAGCGATGTTAATTGGGGCTGCTGTTGGCGGCGGCTCCTCTGCTCTTACGGGTGGCGACCCTTTAAAAGGTGCCCTGATAGGTGCTGCGGGGGGTGGTATTGGTTCTGCTATTGGTGCTGCGGGTGCTGCATTTGATCCAACGGCTTTAGCTGGGGCAACTGAACTTGGTTCTGTAGCTGGTACAAGTTCATTAAATACTGCAATAGACCCTGGTTTAGCTAGTGTTAATTTTGGCACAATGACCCCACAAGCTTTGAGTCAGGGCGTTTCTCAAGGCACAATTCCTATAGAAGCTGCTAACCAATATGGTCAATCTTTCAGTCAAGCTTTTGAAGGTATTAAACCGACAAATACACCCTTTTCAATTAGAGACTTACTTAGCAAAGCCCCAACACCGGATATTACAGGAAACCCAGAGGCTCAAAAACAGGCTGCTCAAGCAACAGGTAAAAATATTCTTGGCTATATGCCTGGAGACAAAGGGTTTTTGTCTGACCCTACGTTAGCCGCAATTGGTGGTGGTAGCGCCCTTTTAGGAAGAAAAGATTCTTCAGGTTTGCCTGGCGAAGAAGACTATGTAAGTAGTTTTGACCCATCTAAATTTATACGATCTACCCCAACATACGCCCCTGGAAGCGTGTATGTGCCTGAGTATAAAACTTATGCTGCCGAGGGTGGAATTATGCAAGCCTATCAAGCTGGTGGTCCTGTAGAGCGTATGTCTATGATGAACACGGCTATGAATCCTCAAGGTGGCATGTACCCCCAGGGTATGGTTGATAAGACCCAGTACGCCACTCCTACCCAACGCCCAGTAAGTGCTGAGATGGTAGATGAAGCCCCTGCCTATGAGCGGTCTAGCCCAATGCTAATGGCTGGTGGTGGTATTGCAGGAATCCTAGAAGGTGCAAAAGCCCAAGGATATACCCCTATGGAGTACGACCAAATCTATGGACGGGGTAATGCTTTACAGGAAATGCAGGCAGCCATGAAACAGGCTAAATACGCTAGTGGTGGTATTTCATCTTTAGGGGGCTACTCAGATGGCGGCAGAATGCTTAAAGGTCCTGGTGATGGCATGTCCGACTCTATTCCTGGCGTTATTGCTAATAAACAACCTGCCCGTTTAGCGGATGGTGAGTTTGTGGTACCAGCCGACGTGGTTAGTCATTTAGGTAACGGCTCTACCGATGCTGGTGCTAAGCAGTTATACGCCATGATGGACAAAGTACGTAAGGCTAGGACAGGTAAAAAGAAACAGGCTCCAGCAGTTAAAGCTAACCGATACATGCCTGCCTAATGGATTTAAGAATACAGCCAGTCGGAGTTGATTACGTAGCGCAGACTTGGCCTTTTGTAGAAACATATTTGAAGGAAGCGTTAGAAAAAGGAGAGCCGGTACCTGAGTGGAGCGACAATTACGACATTTCCCATGTGCAAGGATTTTTGACTTCTGGGATGTGGACGTTGCTAGTTGCTACAGATGATAGTAACCAAGTGCATGGGGCGGCAACTGTGTCATTTGCTAATTATCCTAAGAACCGAGTCGCTTTTATAACGCTTATTGGCGGAAAATTAATATCTAATAAAGATACGTTTGAACAGATGAGCAACATATTAAGACTTGCTGGAGCAACAAAGATTCAAGGAATGGCTCGTCCCGCTATAGCCAGATTGTGGAAGCGGTATGGGTTTGAAGAACGCACTACTTTGGTGGAAGTAAAACTATGAGCATATTACGATACAAACAAAAGCTTTTGCCTTACGGTAATCCTATGGGTGGTAGCTCGGGTGGTGGTGGCGGACAACCTACTCAAAATACTTCTTACAATACAAACGTTCCTGAATATGCTAAGCCTTATGTAGAAACGATGTTGGGCGCTGCACAAAAGCAGGCTTATAAATATGACAATTCCGGCAACATTGTAGGTTTCCAACCTTATGTACCTTATGGTGCTACCGTAGGTCCTAGTGGGGAGATTACTAATACAGCACAAGAACAAGCAAAAGCAGCAGTGGCTGGGTTTAGTCCTATGCAGGAACAAGCATTTCAACAAACTGCTAATTTACAAGTTCCAGGTCAGTATGGGGTCGGCAGTCAATTTGTTGGTGCAGGCGGTATGGGTGCGGCGAATATTGCTCAACAAGCTGCTGGTATTGGGCAAGGATATTATGGGATGGCTACTGATCCTCTTGCCCAGCAATCGTTTATGTCTCCCTACATGCAAAATGTGGTGGATGTTCAAAAACAAGAAGCTACTAGGGATTATTTAAAAACGTTACCTAGCATGCAGGCACAAGCTACTCGTCAAGGTGCGTTTGGTGGTTCTCGTTCTGCTATTGAAGCAGCTGAAGCCCGTCGTAATTTAGGCACACAGCTAGGACAAATTCAAGCTCAAGGGTCACAAAAAGCATTTGAAGCTGGTCAACAAGCTCAACAGTTTGGCGCTAACTTAGGTCTTCAAGGCTATGGTACTGCACTGCAAGGTACTGGGCAATTAAGTCAAGCTGGTAGGTCATTAGCCGATATTGGTGGGCAAGAACTACAAGCTCGTCAAGGGATTATTGGTCTTCAATCTCAGGCTGGTGCACAGCAACAAACTCTTGAACAACAACGAATTAATCAGGCTATTCAGAATTACGCTTTGCAACAACAAAACCCACAGATGCAGTTGTCTTTAATGAGCAGTTTGCTACGGGGTTTGCCTTTACAACAAGCTACTACACAAACATATCAAGCACCTCCAAGTGCTATTTCTCAGTTTGCTGGTCTTGGTGCCGCAGGTATGGGTATGTATGGTATGGGTCGCTCAGCGGGTGTTTTTGGTAAAGAAGGTGGACATGTTAAGAAGTTAGCTAGTGGTGGTATTACAGGAATGTCTAAAAAGGTATTGTTAAACCCTGAAGACTTTTCTACCCAGCAAGTTAAAAGCATGACTGATAAGGGTATGATTTCCCAGTTAGTGGGCGCTCCTATTCTTGATGCCAAGATGAAAGACGAGCAACGCATGAAGCTTGCTCAAGCCGCCCAACAACCTAAACCTATTGATACTATTGCCGCTGATATTATGGCTAGAGCCGCAGCTAGCCAAGGTATTGATAATGCCCCAAGTAATCTACCTGTTATGTCCGCATTTGATGGCGGTATTGTCGCCATGGCTGATGGTGGTGAGGTAGATGACGATGGAGTAGCACGATTCCAAGAAGGTGGTAGATCAGCGTTCATGGAAGATATAAGTCGCTTTGGAGACTATGCAGTACCAAACCTAGGTATTACTAAAAGATTAAAAGAGTTAGGTAGTTATTTTACTAAGCCTCGTCAATCTACCATGTCTCCTGGTGACGTTGACGTACAGTCAGGATATACCCCAAGTTCAGCTCCAGCTCCGTTTCCTCCAGATGCACCAAAACCACGAATACTTGAGGATTCTAGAGCAAGTGCAGCTGCACCCGCAGCTCCAACCCCTTCTGTTGCAGATACAGGTGGTAAGGGTATTGCCGACATCCTTAAGCGGTTTGAAGAGACACTTGGTAAGGGCGAACAAAGGGATACAGAAGCTAAAAAGATGGCGTTCTGGTCTTCGTTGGCTCAGCTTGGCTTTGGTGCTATGGGTGGTACTTCTCGTGACGCTCTTACTAATATTGGTCAAGCAGGTGCTCCAGCCGTAGCTTCTGGTATGAAAGCATTAACTGATATTGAAGGACGCCAAGAAAAACGTGGTCTTGCTTCGCTCCAAGCTGCTCTTGAAGGTGAAAAACTTAAAGCCGAATACAGCAAACTTGGCATGATGCAGCCATACTATAAAGAATACGCAAATTATCTTGCTCGTCGCCAAGGTTCTACAGGCACGGCTGGTTTAGGTAACGTTACGCCTGCAGTAGCAGATAAAGTTATGACAAGATTTCAAGGATATGAAGCTGATCCTAAGACCGCACCATTTTTTGGGCAGCTACCTAAAGATGTTCAGACAGGTCTAACTAAGTACAAACCTGGAACTGAATCATATAACCGTTCTATGGAAGAGTTTAGAAAATATAATGACAGAGCTAAGCAAAACTACTTAAATAATTTAAGAGGTTTGAGCGCTAAAACTACTGTATCTGCCGACGAAGAAAGTTAAGGAGCATTTATGCCACGAGTAGAAATACCGGGTGTAGGGATTGTACGCTTTCCAGATAACATGTCTCGTGAAGACATTATGTCTCAAGCTACGGCTATGCAGCAAAAGGCTAGCCAACCTTTACTTGACCCTAAAGAATTACCTACTTCTGAACTTGTTAAAGGTGGATTTAGCCGTGGCATTGAAGGATTAAAAGGTACAGCGTTTGATTTACTCCCTGCGCTAGGTGCTTCATTAATTGGTAAAGACGCTTACGCTAAAGAACAGCTAAAAGAATATAGCGATCGTATGGCAGCTGCGCAAGAAGAATCGCCTATTGCATATAAGTCCTATAAAGATATTGGCAGTATTGGTAACATGTTTGATTTTGCTGCTGAGACATTTGGTGAAATTGGACCTGATATTGCCTCGTTTATGGTGGGTGCTGGTGTTGGCAGTGTCGCTGGTAAAACGATTGCTAAAAAAGCCTTAGAAAAACAAATTCGTGAGCAAGCATCCGAGACCGCTGCAAAGCGTGGGTTAGATGATGTGGCTGAAAAAGCCCTAGCAGAACGTTTAATGTCCCGTGCCAAGCAGGGTGCTGTCGGTGTTAAAGCAACCGAGGCTGGTGCTAATGTAGGTTTAAAGACGGGTTTATTTGGTACATCTTTTGGTATTAACATACCTGACGTACTTAATAGTGTGTACGAAGATACTGGCGAGTTATCACCTGGTATTGCTTTAACGATCGGCTCCCTGGTTGCAGCGTTAGATACCTATCTCCCACAAAAGATCTTAAGCCAACTTAGCCCATCTGCTAAAGAGCGGATTGCTGCTCAAATGCTTGAAAAATCTGCCCTTGTTCCAACCACGTTTAAAAGAGCTTTTGGCGCAGAGATATTAAAGACAAGTGCTGGTGAAGCATTAACTGAGAGTGCACAGGAAGCCATTACTAAGCTTGGCTCGCAGATTGCTGGTGACAAAGACCCATTCTTTTCCCAAGAAAACATTGATCAGATTCTTACTGCATCATTAAAAGGATTTATTGGTGGTGGTACGTATGGCGCCCCCGGTGCCGCTTTTGAAGCTAAGCGTATTAAAGATGAACGAAATCGTCAGATTGCCGAGAGAGAAGCGCAACAAACTCCTCCAACTACGCCGGGTGCGACAACAGATGCTGCACCAACTGAAGCCGAGCTTACTCCTGCACAAATACGTGAACAGAAACAACTCGCTGCACGACAACAAATTTATGGGGATCTTTTTGGTGAACCTGTACCTGCTGGTACACGTGGCGCTCCTACTTTTCCAGTTGACGGATCTGTTCCAGTAGAAGAAGGGGTACCTGCCCGCCCAGCCGAAACCGTTGCAGCACAACAAGAATTAGACTTAGGTACGGCACCCGTTCAAGGTGAATTAGGTCTTGAACAATCTACACAAGTTACACCTGCCCCCGCTCAATTTGCCACAGTATTAACTCCAGAAGTTTTAAAAGACACTGGTCTCAAACCACAATCCGGGTTTTATAAAAAACTTCTTAACAAGGACATGGCTAATCCAGAGGACCAGGCAACCGTACGGGATACACTTATAGAAGTTAGACAAAATAAAAACCTAACCGATTCGACCAAAGAAGCTACAGAACGTATTGCTATGCAGGCGTTTGGTGCGTTAGCTCAGCAACAAGAAATGTTTGGTCCTCGTGGTGGGGTTTTAAAAGGAGCCGAATATGGAGGAGTTCAACCTAAACCTGTCGGTGGAGCTGGTGGAGCAGGCGTTCCTGTTCCTAGTGAACGAGAGGGCGAAGGAGCCCCCGCAGGAGTTACAACACCTGGAGAGCAAGGATTGGCTCCAACTACAGAGGCTGCTGATGTCACTACAGATAGAGAAGAGTTACAGCCGAGTGCACTAACTGCGGAGGAGCAAGATGCGCTACAACAAGAATTGGCTACGGAAATGGGGGGAGAACCTACAACGCAAACTGCGCCCGCACCTCAAGCCCCTGCTGTGGGAGTTAGTGAAGGAGTTCCTGAAGGAGTTAGTCCGGCAGTCACTGCGCCTGTTACTCAAGTTACCCCTGCCGAAGCGGTGGCATCAAAAGCTGCTTCTAAAGCTCCTAAAACTATAAGGAATGAAAAAGGCAGCTTAGAGTTTCAAGAACTTGGTCGCCCAAGTGAGACTAACTTTACACAGTTCTTGGGTAAAGGCTATCTTGGATTTGCTACTGAAGACATACAGGACATTGACGATACCTTAAAAATTACCGATGTCGTGCAAGGTAAATTCGGTGTTAATCCGATGCTCAATGCGGCTAAGATTTACTTTAGCAAGATGCCCCGCACGGTTGATAACCTTATCAATATTGCGTTTGATATGGCGTTTGATACCCCAGCTTTCCGTCAAAGTCCTGACGATCCACTAGCTGCTGACGAAGTAGCATTTTTCCGTGGTATGGGTGGTAAGAATGCACGGTTTGCCCATACTTGGGTGCTACAAAACTTAAGCCCTGAAGCCCAGCAAAAAATGCGTGATTTTATCCGAGGCTTTGAAATAGCTCGTGATAATTACAGTAATGAGCAATTAATGGACTTAATTCGTAGTGGTATTTCTGGAGTAAGAGAAAACTATAACAACGAAACGGCTAAGAGTTATGTTGAGGGCCAAGCAGCCGAAAACGCCGCTGCTCGCACCCGTGCACAACGTCGTGCCATATTCCCAAATAAAGAAGAACGTAGAAAAACTATTGCTGAGCAAGAAACGTTTGAAAAAGAATTAGCCGAGATTAAAGGTAAGAAAGTTAAAAAAGCTCTAGCAGGTCCAATATCTCAGTTATCTATGCCTTTGCATCCAGCAATTGCGGCTAGATTAGTTGCTGGTGATTTAGTAGGTGCTTTGCGTATGTTGTCGGCTAACCCCAACAACTTTATTGCACGTGCTGCTTCTCGTCTAGCTAATGTTAATTTACAGACAAAACTTGTTATACAGGAAAACCTCTACAACGATGCCGGCAAACCTGTACCTGGCTACTATGACCCTAACAACGACACAATTTACATCGACCCTAACTCGGGCATGAATGTACATACGTTGCTACATGAGGCAGGACACGCAGCTACATCGCATGTAATGGATAATCCAAGCCACCCCCTTACAAAACAAGTTACAAACCTACTAAATAAGATTCGGGATAGTCTTGGCTCAGCTTATGGTGCTACTAACCCAGATGAGTTCCTTGCTGAAGCTCAGTCAAATCCAGAGTTTAAAGCGTTGCTTCAGTCTATTTATCCTGATGGCAAACCAATTAGTGCTTGGGATCAGTTAGTCCGCATGATTAGTAACTTTATGCGTCGTCTGTTTCGTATGAAGCCACGTCCGTTAGAATCTGCTTTTGATCAAGTAGACCGTTTTATTAATGGTATTATCTCTCCAGCCCCTGAATCTCGTGATGCTGGCATCTTATATTCGGCTGCAAATACTGGCGTAGCGAACAAAGTATTTGACCGTTTAGGCGCATCCCTAGAAGCTCTACCCGGCATGACCCCAGCTCGTGCAGATAACGTCCACGAGTTCTTAAAGAATACCGTTGGTGGTAACTTCCGTAACTTTACGCTGTCCTTGCTACCATTAAACGCTTTATCCGACGTAGCTAAACAAAAAGGGCTGAAAGATGCTCCATTGGTTGACCGTTTAGTAAACGAGCGTGGTGGTTACGAGTACAAACTAAATGAGAAGATTGAGCCTGTAGTTAAACAAGCTGAAGACTTTGCCAAGAAAGAAAGCCAAGCTCAGATAGATCTGTTTAACAAGGTTGTTTACGACAGCACCCTCAATAAAGTCGATCCGACCAAACTTCGTACTGACTATAAAACACCTGAAGAACAGAAATCTTATGACGAAGTTAAAGCTAACTACGACAAACTAGGTGGTGCTGGTAGGGCGCTTTACGTCACAATGCGTGACGCTTACAAAGAAATGTATCAACGTATTATTGATACGATTAATGAACGGATTGATGCATCGGTTACTGATCCAGCGAGAGCTAGCATAATTAAAAAAGATATTTATGAGCGTTTAATTACCAAAGGTAGGATTGATCCTTATTTCCCATTAGCACGTTATGGCAAGTACTGGTTATCATACTCGGCCCGGGATGACGCTGGACAGATGGAATTTTACGTTGAAGCGTTTGAAACTGAACGTGAACGTGCCCGCTACATGCAGCAATTAGAGCAATCAGGTGCGCAAAATGTTCAGGCTTTCTCCAATCTATCTGAATTAGACTATCGTAAAACACCATCTGGTTCATTTGTTAATGGCGTATTACAAGTTATGGAGCTTAATAAAGTTCCACCAGAAGCCATTGAAGAAGTGCTACGTTTATTCTTAAGTAGTTTGCCAGAAACAGCGTTTGCTCAATCCTTTCAACGTCGTAAAGAAACGCTTGGTTTTAACAGAGACGCTATCCGTGCTTTGCGTGAACGGGTTTACCGCACATCCCATCAATTAGCCAGCATGCGCTATGCGTCTAAGTTAAATGAAGTTTTAGATAAGATGAAAGAATATGCTCGTGGTGTAGGTAAAGGTGCTGGTGATGAAGCACAACGAGACAATCGTGTAATTAATGAGTACGTTAAAGAGTTTGAAAAGCGTATTAGTTATATCAATAATCCAACCGTATCTAAGTGGTCGCAAGTTGCAACCTCGTTTGGTTTTAATATGACTCTTGGCTTTAACGTATCGTCTGCCGTTATTAACTTAACCCAGATTCCGTTAATTCTTTACCCATACCTAGCCGGAACTTACGGTTATGGTGAGACAAGCAGAGCTATTAGCGACGCCTACAAGATTTATTTAAATAGTGGTTTTAATCGTGAAGTAGAACTTATAGGCTCTAATGGGCAGCGTGTACGCCAAAAAGCTATGCCAGCTTTAGATAACTATAACTTTGACGATCCTAATTTACCTCCGCAAATTAAACGTTTAAAAACTTTATCCCGTGTTGCTAGAGATCAAGGGCAGCTTAATCGCTCGCAGTTGTATGACATCCTAGAAGTAGATGAGCGTAACAATGCTTTGTCTAAAGTTAATGCCGCTTCTGGTTTTATCTTCCATCATGGTGAGCGATTAAATCGTCAAATAGCTTTAATTGCTGCGTATAACCTTGACCTTAACAGGATGATGACTAAGCCAACCAAGGAAGAGGCTGGTCTAACTCAAGAGCAGAAAGAAGAAAAAGCAGCTAATAATGCGATATACACCACAGAATTAACTAATGGTGGAATTTCTGCAGCTGCGGCACCACGTATTGCTCAAAGCTCGCTAGGTAAAGTTTTGTTTATGTTTAAACGCTATGGCGTTTCTATGTATTACTTGTTATTTAAGACCGCTCGTGAAGCTTTAAAAGGTGAAACACCTGAAATACGTCAAGCCGCTATGCGTCAAATCGCTGGTATTTACGGTACTTCGGCATTATTTGCTGGTATTCAAGGTGTGCCAATGTTTGGTGTTGTAGCTATGATTTATAACGCATTTGCAGATGATGATGAAGATGATTTAGAAACCGCTACTCGTAAATACTTAGGTGAATTACCTTATAAAGGCTTACTTAACTACGTAACTAACGTTGAGATTGCAAGCCGTACAGGACTGAGTGACTTAATTATTCGTGATTCTGGTAAGCAAGATTCTCAGACAATTGCCTTGACTATGATGGAGATGCTTGGTGGTCCTGTATTTGGTGTTGCATCTAGAGTTGAGCGTGGTTTAGACATGATCCGTGACGGCAATGTTCAACGTGGTATTGAGAACATATTGCCATCGTCTTTAGGTAACATACTAAAGGGTATCCGATACTCAACCGAAGGCACTACAACTTTACGTGGTGATCCAATTACTGGAGAAGTTAACCCATGGAACGTGGCTGCCCAAGCGTTTGGCTTTGCTCCTGCCGATTACACCCGCCAGCTTGAAATTAACAATCGTCAAAAAGGTATTGATAAATCGGTTAATCAAGAAGAAACTAAGCTAAAACGTCAATACTATACGGCAACCCGCATGGGGGATAGCCAAGGAAGAAAAGAAGCTCGTGACAAACTTTTAGAGTTAGGTGCTAAACATCCATCCCTAGAGATCAATGCTGATACGATTGGTGATGTTTTAGACCGATCTATTGAAGCGCAGAAACGAGTAACTGATCGTATGCGTAACGGGGTAGCTTACAGTCCGAAGATGCTTAAAGAGATCGAACAAAACCTTAAAGAATATGACTAGGAAAAAAACCCCCGAACTAGTCGGGGGTCAAAGGGTTCTTCACGTTTCGGAGAACTAAAGCAACAGGAGAATGTTGCAACTGCAGTATATTACAAAATTCGCCAAAAACGCATTCCTAATTTCCCACCTTCAATCCTGTCGTAGCCTTTCAGTTTAATTTCCTTTTCCTTTGCTACTATTTGCATCTGTTTGTTTAATTCTGCTAAGTTAATAGCAGGAATAAAAATTGATGCTCCTACAACAAAATCGTCCCAATTTACTTTAATAACCACTCCATCAGGGCAGACTTGACCCTTCTGTCGTATCACCTTCAAGGGCAGCTTTATGTTCTGCAACGGCTGTGAGGGCTTGTTCTCTGTCGTCATCTAAAAATCCTTCCGCATTAATATGCCATACATTTAGGGATGGCAAGCTCATATGAGTGCCCTTAGCCATACGTTTCTTATCTAGCTTAGCTTTGGTTCGCCCACGTTTTAGGGAATCAGTTAGCCATTCGTAATTAATCTGACGCTCTGTGCACCACTTTCTCAGTGGGTTTGGGTATATAAACAGTAACTTTACGTCGTATTCGTAACGTGCCACAAACGTTAGTTTCGGCGTTGCATCAGGAATTATAAGATGGTCTATTAAGTCAGACGTGCGAGTAATACGAGAGTCCTCGGTGCTTTTAATACGTAAGATATTGTTGTAGTTCTCAGCCAAGAAGTTAGATAAGACACCCTCAGCATCAACATCCAAAGAATTAACCTGCTCCTTAATATTCTCGGTAAGGCTTTTAAGCCATTTAACTACAAGACCAATGTCGTAATTAATTAAGCCAACCTTTTTAGCAACCATTAAACCCATAATTCCATCGGCTGCTAAAACTGAATGATACCGGTCTGCTGGATTAAAGCCACACAGCTTATCTAGTTTTTTCTGTGTTACCTTGTACATAGTTTTAATACCCTTAATATCATTCATAATGTATTGCAGGTAGGGCAGATACGCATGCCCGTAGTTATTAGCCAAACGCTCACTAAGTATGTCGGTGTCTTCTTTCTCCAAACCTGGTACAGGCTTAGCCCGTACTTCTAACAGACGCATAGCCTCACCCTTGGGGATTGCTTTATACGCACTCATTTTCTCCATCAAAGACGCATTACCTGTGCTGACCGCATTCTGTTTCCAAGGTTCACCACGAACCCTTTCTTCATTACCATTTGCTGACATACGGTTTCTTTGTGAGCCAGATGTGTATTGGTAAACAAAGTCGCTAGTCTCTTTAGCAGATGCGTTGGTAACTTCATCCAAGGGTAGGAATATGTTTTTGTACTTCTCGGCACGGTTCATCTTTGACGCTGCCGTATCCGACTCTTTCAGCACCAGCTTCTGTGGATTACCCCATATGCTTGCGCCAGCTACAAGAGCCGTAGTTTTACCAATACCTGATTCAGGACTATAAATATGGAATAAACATCCCGCAACCGGAGTAAATTCGGAAAAGATTGAACCAAAAGCTAGCCCAATAGCAAACTGATGGATCTCCATGCCGGGTCTATTAAAGAAGTCCATGGCTTCTTTCCACTCCTCAAACGAACCTTTTGAGGTAAACGCACTAAATAACTGTGACGTCGCTGCTGAGGGTGGGTTATGGTCGACTCGATCCGCACAAACTTCTTTGTCTCCTACGACAAAAGCTTCACACTTTTCATCTGTCCAACCGAACTGTCTACGAGCTTTATCAGCTTTATTAGTAAATTGCAAATGATTAACCCAAGTTGTTACATATGACATAATTTCGTCCGTTTTTGAAATGGCTACACCTTTGGAAGACATATACTTTCTTAATTCGTCTTTAGAAGTAACAGCAGATAAGGGAACTGTAAACTCCCTAACCCCGTCTTGTGGCAGGTGCAATCGAACAACTACAGCTTCACCTACATCCGAGTCTTCTAAACGACGAGTTACGTATAAGTCGTTGTGATAAATCATTACTTCGACTTCATCTTCTTCTTTAATTACTCGTTTAAAGATACCACCGTTCTTACCACGGAAGTATGGATCAGGATATTTAGGGATGATGTAAGTCTGAGTATGCCCTTGATTTACGTAGGCTGGCGAATCCTCAACAATATTGTCCTCGTCTGTAGCCTCCTGTACTTCACGACCTAGCACTATAGGCGACTTGATTACACCTTTATGAGGGCATCCGTCGCATCCACCAGAGTTGTACTCTTCAAATTTAATACAGGTATAAGGACCTCCTTTGATACCACGCACCTTACGATCAGCCATCATGGGACTGTATTCAGGGTGCCCACTAGATATTTTTTCTATGGCTACGTCAGCATCAATACAGAACTTAGCGATAGATAGCCCTGCCCTCCACATTGGTTCAGACATGGTAGCCTGATGCTCAATAATGTATTTAAGCTGATTACATCCTTCACCCTTAACTGTCTTAAGCATGATGGTCTTAAACCGATTTGTATAGTTTCCAAGCAGAGCTTTGGTAACTTCGTCCATCTCGCCACGAGGAATATATGACGGTCTGACTAGGACTGGTTCTCCTATAATATCTTTTAGTGTGTTGTACTCCAGTGGCTCACCAGGCTCACTAAGTAACTTAACCTCTCTAGGTTCGTCGTTCTTGTAATTTAACGTTCCTGGCACACGGAGAATCCGCACCGAATCTGCCGTTACAACGGGGTCGGCAAACAAGTCATGCTCGTCACAAAGCCGTTTTAGTTGCTCGGCTAGGGGTGTCCATGTTTCACGTGAAACAGGTTCGGTTAGAGCCCAATAAGCATGCACACCACCACCAGAATTAACTAGTGAAGGTTTAGGTAGTTTTGTTGCTTTACAAAAAGCTTTTAACGCTACAAGTGCTTCTGCCTGTGTTTGATATGGCTTGTCTGGGCCGCAGTCTAAGTCGACATATAACGACTTAAGTTGTTTAACGTTTGCGGTTTTCCTAGACTTGCCGTCTTCAAACGTGGCTAGTGCGTAGTACGCATCATAGCCCTCGTCTTTTAAATTGTTAGCAACTTCTACTGCTTGATCAAGCGTTTTAAAGAACTTTTGTACTGGTTTGTCTGAGTTCTTTTTTAGCCCAACTATACAGTAGTATCCTTCGTCTCCTAGGACTTGCCGTAAAAATTCTAAATTGTTCATTAGCCACCCTTGTTAGGCGGGGTACTCGTGCGACATGTATGTGAAGCATGTCTAGTGTGAAATGCACTTTCCCCCTTAAAACGTTATTTAAGCATCATCCCATTCACCAACTAAATCCTCTAATTTAGGCTCGGCAGTAACGGCTGCCTTCTTGGGTGCGGCTTTCTTTGGTTCTTCAATTTCCTCAGCTTCCGCTTTTGGTGCGGCTAGTGCAGGCTTTTTATCCTTAACACCATCGGTCTGTGCAACCGTCATGGTAATTGCGGAAACGGCTTCGGAAGAATCCTTCAAGGTTTGGATTACCTCAAATTCTTCTTCAGTCACTGGACGTACTGGTTTAAATATCAGCTTAGGTGTAGGGCTTGCTGTGTCAAACCGCATCTCAGTAACCACCCCCGTTATGGGTGTACCATGATTTTTCAGGTGGCGGGCGTAAGCCTGCAGTGGGAGTTTACCTTTCTCACCATCACCAAATACCGAAGTAGGTGGCAATACAAGTTGGTAAACTTCCTCTTTGTCAATCTCACCATCAAGAACAACGGCTAAGCGTTGTTGATAACGACAAGCACGACTATCACCTTGACCACTACCTTTGATGTTTTGTGGACAATTCAAGCAGGTGGCTGATTGCTTTTCTTTGACCTTTTCATCAGGGCGTTGGCTGTCGGCTGACCAGCAAGTTGGGGACACGGTTTCGCCTTCTACATAAGTACCTGCGTAGAAAATCCGTGAAACTTTTGGTGCGGCTTTAATAATTACCACACTCATAGAGCGCTCTTCCGATACACGGTATTCTTTACCACCGATAAATTCACGGAATACACCACCTTTGATGCTAATACGACGTGCGCCTAAACCGCCTTCGCCTGTGCCTGCTAAAGCATTAGTTGCATCATCGGCTGTACCTTTTAAATAGGCAGGTAAACCACCTTTAAATAATGTTAAATCACTCATTTGACGTTCTCCTTAAATATCATCGTCAGGGTTAAAATTAAGTACTGCTTGCTTAGGGTCTTTATTTGTTACTGTGAGGCTCCCATCTGCTTCCTCTCTTACAAGTTCTCCGCCGTTTAGTCTTCGTAGGGCTGACTCGACTTCACTAATCTTGAAACGGTAAACACCGCCCAGTTTTAGCGAAGGGATTAAGTCCTGTCGAATCCATGCACGGACGGTTGATACCGAAAGCGAAAAGTGTTTAGCCACGTCCTCTATCGGCACAAACGGTTCATCCGACATTTAGTTCCTCCTTATAGTTACTGAATATTCAGCGTTTGAATTTAGCCCCGGTGGAAGCAGTTCAGGGTTCTCCTCTAAAAAAGCCCGCATATTGGTTTGTTGAAGCCGCTTCTCCAATAATTCAGGCACACCATGTTCAAGAATAAACTTGTGCATGGATTCCCAATCAGAAGTTGAATACGTAGTCTTAACGGTACGATAAACAGTTCCTGAATTAGTTCTTAGACTCTCTACTCCAGAGTCTTTCATGTGTTGAAGAATAGCCACTTTAACGGTTTTCATATCAGCTTCAATTTTACTGATCTGCTCTTCCATCTCGTGGACAACTTCATATTTTTTATCACGCATTTTGATGTAGATGCGAGTGAGCTTTTCTAAGGGGGGCTCTACCCCTGTCTTGTTTTCTGACATACATTCTCCTGTTTTAAAATAATAACGGCTTGGTTTTATTCTCGTTATCGGTATTACTACTGTACTACTAAACTTTATCTTTATCAAGTAAGTTGTTATAAAGTTCAACTAATTTTGAATGATCTGTAATGCGGTTGTCAAGCATTTTATATAGGTGTTTCTCCGCATTCGATCCTTGTAATCTTACGACTGTTACTGGATGCTTCTGTCCTGCTCGATGCGCACGTGCATTCGCTTGTGCGTATATTTCTAAACTAGGTGTTGGTCCCCACCAAACAATTGTATCGGCAGCGGTAAGTGTTACACCATGTGCCGCAGCTTGTGGTTGAATAATTAAAATACGTGGGTTTGGGCTTTCTTGAAAGCGTTTAAATATATCTGCACGATTAGAAGCAGTCACATCACCATTAATAATTTCTGTACTAAACCCATCATCAATTAGTTTTTTAGTTAGTATTTTAATTGTGTTTTTAAATGGTACAAATATTAAGATCTTTTGCTGTGTCTCGTCAGTTACTTCTCTTAACACCTTATAACGATTTTGAATATCAAACTCCAAAGTCTCCCCTGAATCGGAATATACCGCACCGCAAGATATTTGTAGTAGTTTGCTTAATCCAACCGCAGCATTTACCGCAGTGACTTGCTCGCCCACCGCTTGCATAACCAAGCGTTTTCGTAGGGTATCGTAATATTTTTTCTGTTGCGCAGTAAGTTCGACTTCACGGGTTACATAAATTAACTCAGGCAAATCTAAGCACTCGTCCTTGGTAAATCGGATGGCTGGTTGTAAGGCTTCAAACACTACTTTATCTGCGTTGGGTTTATTGACCCACTTAAATTTGGATATTTTATACATCACCATGTCTTTGAAGCTACCAAAGAAACGGGGTACATTTTTTGGATTAATTAATTTAGCCAAACCATAGGCGTCTACTGGCGATTGAGCCGCAGGGGTTCCCGTTAGCATCCATAACCATGTGTCAGGCTTGAGTAGCCGATTAAGGGTTTTCCAGCGAGCCGTCTGTGAGTTCTTGTAAGCGTTGGCTTCATCGACCACAATTAGGTCAAAATTACCATTAGTAATAGCCTCTTGAACAATCTCAACACCGTCATAGTTAATAATTACAAACTCAGTATCTGAATTAATAATACGCTGACGTTTTTCTTTTGAACCATAAGCAATATCGACCGAACGATGCATAGCAAATTTAAATAGGTCTGCTCTCCATGCGCTATCCATAATCGACAACGGGCATATGACAAGCACACGTTTTATCTTTTTCATCTTCATTAGATAGTCTGCCGCCCATATAACAGAACCTGTCTTGCCTGTACCTTGTTCGTTGAGGCAAAAGGCACGAGGATTTAAAGTTAAAAAAGACGAAGTAACTTTTTGATGGTCAAACGGTTTATGTAGTCCAGGCCAATCGTACTGTCCCATGATAGGTGATGGGATGTTTTTTATTTGTAGGTTTTTAAGAACCCGAGTTTCGTCTAAGCCCCATTTAACGGCGACTTGGTTTTCCCCAACCATCTTACTTTTGGGTATTAAAGTTGTAACTTTATTTGGATTACGAAGATTTAATAAAAGAACTTTGTTGTCTATTATTTCCATTTATTTCTTTTTTCTCTCACGTTTGCTAGTTTCCGACACTAGGTTACTTTTTTTGTCTCTTTTAAAAGATCTATTTTTTGATGGTGTTGTAATGTATGTGCCATCTTTATTTGTACCGCCTTTATCCATAGCTTTTTTATGGGCTATATCTTTACCTTCACGAGCATCGGCTTTACCGTTGCCGTTGTTATCAGGCATTTTTTTATCAACCGCACGTCTAGCACGTTGACGCTCCATGCGATTAGGGTGCTCGCTACGAGCCTTCTGTTGCTCGTATTCTTTAGCATATGGTCTTGGTTTATTTACGTATGGCATTTAATTTCTCCCATTATGTGCACACTCAAGAACTAAACAGTGCTTCTTACAAAGCCCACTAGGACGAGGGTTCCATACATTATTTTCGTACGAAAACTTCATCCTGTTGTACTCACTAATCCACTTATGCCACATCTTATCCTGATTTTCAAAAGAATACGAGTCCTTTATAAAATTTTTAGATACGACAAAAAGTAGCCCCGCCTTGACTTTTTTGACTTGGGGAAAGTGCTTAAATATGGCAAGTGCCATCAACTCTAGTTGATCGGTATCGGCATATTTGGCAGACTTTCCAGTCTTGTAATCAAGCACTCGTGCCTCTTCGCCGTTGATAACTAGTAAATCAGCAACACCCCGCCACCACATATTTGGATCTTTAAATCCGCATGCGTCAAGATTCTCTGTTAGCCCCATTTCATGCTCGCAATACTTATCACCATTTAACTGCTTTAAGTTATCTAAGGCGCTCTTTACAAAGTTAAACTGTGGTGGTAGTGGTACGTTATCCCGTACGTAGTGTTCCGCCGCCGAATGAAACTCTTTCCCGTACATAATAGCTTCCGTAGGAGGTTCTTTAACATCTTTAACCACCCGTAAATGATAGTACTTCTTGGGACATTGATCGTAGAGCTTGATACTCGAGTACGACCAAGAGATTGATTTATTCATTAATAGGAATCCATGTTTTAACCGCACCACTCATTAATCTAATTTCTACTTGAGCATTCAGACAATGATCATAAGCATCTTGAAATTTGTTTGCCACTAACGCATCATGAGCCTTACGAATTTCCTGCATAGCATGTAAATAAAAATTTGAATACTCCACTTTAGCACTCGCCATAATTCTTCCCATATCCTGATTCACAATTAACAGGCAAACCTTTAGCCCATGCGGGTGTCCAACGCATGCACTCCTCTACATAAACTTGAGCTTCCTTAGCCTCTTCTTCTTTGGCAATACAGGCAACCGCATCGTGTACGGTGAGTACAACGTTATATCTTTTTGAGATCTGTATCATTTGCTCGCCGATGATACAACGAGCGATAGCTTGGCATACGTTCTCGATCACCTTACCACCATAAATTTTATTCCAACCATACCGAGTTTTGTATTGGTACTGTATACCCTTCTCATCCCGCACGGTTATTAGCCCATCATAACGTAATAACAAACCGCTTGGTAGTCGTATTGACCGCTCTTCTGGGACCAGCGCAAGTACACCATCACGCCCTAAACTTGTTGTACTGTCCTTAGTTAAAGCCTCTAGGGCCAATTGAGCTTCTCGCCACAACCTAACTACATTCGGGTACGTTTCTCGGTAGACTTGGATGATGTGCCTCGCTTCTTCATCCGTAACCTCAGTGCCAAATGTTTTAAGTTGCGCTTTGAATTTCGGAGCGCCCATCCCGTACCCAGCACCCAAAATCGTCGTCTTGCCGACAAACCTTTCTTCCTTTGTGATTTCGCTAGTTCCCTTACCATATATAGCCGAAGCCATGATCTTGTATACGTCTTCTCCATTCTTAAAAGCCTCCACTAAGTCATTCTGTTCTGCAAGCCAAGCAAGCACCCGTGCTTCAATCTGTGCCGAGTCTGCGTCAATAATGACGTAACCCTCAGGGGCTTCAATAGCTTTCTTTAGCTTACCTGCGTTGTCGCCACGTGAGGGAAGGTTCTGCAAATTAACACTGTCGCTACCACCCCACCGTCCTGTGTGAGCCGCATAGTATTTCAGGGGAACTGGCATCAACCCTCGTTTGGAAATACCGATAAATCGTTCTGTCCTAGTTTCTTCAAGCGTAGACTTTGTACCAAGGCGAGCTGCTACCAACGCTTGCACTATCACATCAGGATGTTCAGCTAAAGCCTTGAACTCTTCGTCATTTTTGGCAAGCGCATAGGTTTCTTTACCTGTCGTTGGGCTAATCTTCATGGGCGGTTCTACACCCACAGATTTAAGTAGCTCGGCAAACTTCGGGTTACTAGCCAAAGACTCTTTATCAACCTTAGCCACGTTAAGAAGTTGAGCCTTTTTCGCTTTGACCTCGTGTAGATGTTGCTCTAATAAGTTTAGGTTTAAATCTAGTTTCGGCTGACAGAACATACGCACAGTTAAATCAATCAGCTTCATCTCCGTCTTGGGGAAACCCTTTTTGAGCATGTCATGAAATAATTTATACGTGAGTTCTACGTCATTTACACAGTAGTCACCATATCTATCAAGATCTTCGGGTGAGAAATCTTCACGGTTCTTCCCGGAAGCGGCAATAACTTCGTCTCCCTTAACACCTAGTTTGTATCTTTCGGCTAAGGCAGCTAGGCTGCTACTCACTTCGACACCATGTAACGCACGTCCCATAGACAGAGTATCCGCATAGGCTTTAGGGTGGATGTCAAATATCTCGTTGAGGATAAAGCCATCAAACATCATGTTATGAGCAACTGCCATAGAGTCTGCCCAAGGGTAGGTATCTAACCAACTCTTAATTTGTTCGTGTGTGCCACTACCCCATTCGGTCTCGCCATCGTTTACTTTAACGGCTACACCAATCACTTCAAAGCGATCACTACGCACGTACTCTTCTGTTGTCAGCTTTGATAGGCTGAAGGTAGACTTCTCATAGAAAGTTTCAAAGTCTATTGTTATCAGGTTCACTAACATCTCCCGTCTATGTCTTCGTTGTCTCTTTTGTTTTGCTCTTCTAAATAATTTATGTAGTTAGCCACAACTCGTATCATCATGGTTAATCGTTTGCTTTCGTCTGAGGGTATACGCTCTGATAATCTACCTATATTAAAAAAGGCTTCTTGGCACTCTGTTTTTAAACTCATTCATTTTCTCCTAACGCTCGTAGCTTACGTTTTAATCGTTGATTCTCAGCTTGCACGGTTTGCAACTGCTCATTTATTAAATGCAACTGATCCCGTAACATCTGTTCTGTGTCTTCTTTATCTTGTGTGTTGACGTACCCTGCAAATGGAATCGGCTCAACTAAAACTTCTACATCTTTTGATACTATTTTGTTTTCTACGTAATCTTTCAATGTAAACGTTGTCATACTTTCTCCTTAGATTTGTAAAGTCTTCTACTTGCATTGACTAAACATGTGCCACATTTCCACCGTCTAATCTTACCTTCTAACATCTTACCCAAAGTCGCAGGTTGCATACTTTGACAACTTGAACAAAATTTCTTACCCGTTAAACTAAGTTCAGCTTTACGAATACGTTTTGTAACTTCATTCATCTCAATTTTTTCGGACATATCTTTTCTTTTTAATTGCAACAATACCATCTTCTTCTATTTCATCTTCCATCATAGCTTTAGCCATAGCTTTAGCCTTAGATGGTATTTCTTCAGGACTATAATCCCCATTCATTAAATAACCAATCATGGCAAACCCTGCATAAATTGCTTCAAGATGTTCCTTATCTTGCTCAGTCATTTAGCACTCCCATGTGTGGCTAAGTTGTTCTGTCCTAGCTGTTGTATTTTGTAGCCGTGACCTTCTAGGTATTCAAGCAATGCTTTACGTTTAGGTTCAAACCATGGCTTCCATGTCCATGCTTCAAAGATAATTGGTGGGTAGTTGTTTGCCTTGATGGTTTTGATGCCACCCTTAATTACTTCTAGTTCATGACCTTCTACGTCAATTTTAATTAAGCGTACGTTTTTGTGTGCGCCTGAGTCCAAGGTAAATACTACTAATGGTTCTTTGACACCCTCGGTTTTACACTCGTAATCATTATCACGAACTTCTTTGTCCATACTAAACGCACCAATGTTGCCTTCATTAGCGTAGTCAGGCATGGTAAGTACCATCCGTTCTTCTTTATCAGACAACCCAAAGTTATGGCAATGGATATTATCTAGCCCGTTAATAAACGTATTGGCACATAGTTGGTAATGTATTATCCGTTGTGGCTCAAAGGCATGATATGTATGCTTTGATGCTTTTTTAGCAAGGGGTATACAAAACGTACCTAGGTTTGCACCAATGTCTAGCACCACTCCTTCAGGTGCATCCATTAATAACTTAAGGCTTAGTTGATGTATATCGTTCTCGTACAGTTCTTGTTTTAAATGGGTTGATATTAAGTCTTGCCCTTTGAACACAAGGAACTGTGTGCCGTCTACTTTTACTAGTTCGCAATTAGGTAACATCTTAACCCCTTGGTAGTTGACCGCTAAAGTTGTAAGTCCCGCTATGGGTTAGATTCGCCCAAGGTGCGGCATAGACTTTGAAGCCAGCTTTGCGAGCAATCTTACAGAAGTGGTAGTCTTCTGAGAGCAATCGGTTAGACTCTTCATCAATGCTGGTATCAAAGAACTCGTGAATAATCTTTTTCTGTGGGTTCTTATCAACAATTAAGATCATGTCGTTGGTGTAAGTTGGCACTAATGGTTTTAAAGTATCAAAAACATTACGCTTAATCAGCATAAACCCTGTACCGCCGTTATCAATCTCCATGGGTTCGTTAATGTTGCCTACTGTTTCGTGTACACCGCCTACTAAGTTAACCACAAACGATCCTGTGTAATTACCCAAGTCTTTGTAGTCCACACCCTTCTTAACCGCATCCGATACTAACTGCCAGTTAATCTCTTTCTTTGGGTACAATCCACAGATAATATCTTTGTCAGCATCAATCATACGCACAATGTCTTTTGGGTCAAAACTAATGTCCGCATCAATAAACATTAAGTGCGTAGCATCTGACTGCATAAAGTCATAAGCCATGCCGTTACGGGCACGGGTAATCAAAGACTCATTCATCATATATGAGTAATACATCTGAATACCTCGTGGCGAGAACGTCTGTACAGTATTCAGAATACCCATGGTGTAACCGCCTACACATAGCCCACCGTAC